CCGCTGGCGACCCGCCGCAGATGCCCGACTATCTCACGCCGGAAGCGGAGATCGTCTGGCAGGAAACGATCGGGCGCGTGATGCACGTCGGTGTTGCGGAAGCCGACAGCTCGCTGCTCGGCCGCTACTGCGCGATGGAGGCTCTGTCGCGGCAGACGCTTGGGAAGGGGGAGGCAATCCCTGCCTCGGTGATGACGGCCCTTCGCCAGATGGAGGAGCTGCTTGGGATCGCCGGGCCGAAGAGCCGAGTGGGAAGGGTGACGGATGGCAAGCCTTCCAACCCATTCGCCCGAAACGGACGGCGTTAAGGACTATGCCGCGATCGCGCTCGACTATGCGCGTCGCGCGGCAGCCGACAAGGATGGCAAGCGTCACTGCAAATGGGTGAGGCTGGCGGCCGAGCGTCACCTCCGCGACCTGAAGCGCAAGGACTGGCCGTTCCGGTTCGACGATTGGCACGCAAACGACGTCTGCGACTTCATCGAGAAGATGCCCCACGTCGAGGGAAAGTGGGAGACGCCGACGCTCACGCTCGAGCAGGCGCAGATCTTCATCCTGGCGGTGGTGTTCGGCTGGCGCAGGAAGGCCGACGGTCGGCGCCGGTTCACGATGGCCTACATCGAGATGGCGAGGAAGGGCGCTAAGTCGACGCTTACTGCGGGCGTTTCGCTCTACTGCACCTGTTGCGAGGATGAGCCTGGACCGTTGACACTGATCGGCGCGACGACCGGCGACCAGGCGCGGAAGGTCTTCACGCCGGCGCGGCTGATGGTCAAGAAGACGCCGGCGCTGCAGGAGGCATTCGGGCTGGAGGCGTGGGCGCGGGCGATCACCTGCGCGAACAATGGTGGCACGATCCAGACGATCAACGCCAAGAGCTCGACGCAGGACGGCCACAATCCGCATCTCGCCGTGCTGGACGAGCTGCACGCGCACAGCGACCGCGGGCTGTTCGACGTCATCCGCTCGGCTTTCGGCGCCCGGAAGCAGCCACTGCTGTGGATGATAACGACGGCCGGCTTCAACATGCATGGCGTCTGCTACGAGCAGCGATCGTTCGTGACGAAGGTGCTGGAGGGCGCGGTCGCGGCCGAGCACTACTTTGGGATCATTTTCACGCTCGATGAGGGGGACGATCCCTTCGATGAGCGGGTCTGGGCCAAGGCGAACCCGCTGATGCCGGTGACGCCGACGCTCGACGAGATGCGCGCCTACGCGATCGAGGCGAAGGCATCGCCAGGCGCGGAAGGTGAGTTCAAGACCAAGCGCCTGAACATCTGGATGGGCGCGGCCTCCGCCTGGCTGAACGTGGCGAGCTGGAATACGTGCGGCGGCAAAGTGCCGCTGTCGGCGTTTCGCGGGCTGGATTGCTACGTGGGCGCGGACTTGTCGGACAAGGATGACGTTACCGGGCTGGTGCTGGCCGCCATGCGCGGCGATCAGTTGCTCTTGAAAACCTGGTTCTGGCTGCCCGAGGCAGCGCTGGAGCGCGCATCGCAGACGGAGCGCGAGAATGTGACGCTCTACCGCCAATGGCGAGCCGACGGGAAGCTGATTGTCACGCCCGGAGACTGGATCGACCACAACGCGGTCGAGCGGAAGATCAGGCGCCTGAAGGCGGCGCTGCCCGGGCTGAAGCGCTGCACGTTCGATCAGTTCGCGGCGGCGCAGGCGATGGCGGTGCGACTGAACGAGGATCTGAGCGACGGCGAGGAGCCGTTCGCGATGGTGCTGCCGAAGAACGCGCGGAACGTCACCGATCCGGCGAAGGACTTGGAGGCCAGGCACAAGGTCGGGCCGGCGCTGCTGCTCCACGACGACAATCCGGTGATGCGGTGGATGGCCGGCAATGCGGTGGTTTCGCGGCGGGTGGACGGCTCGATCCTGCCCAAGAAGCCAGACACCGACAGCAAGGCGAAGATCGACGGGATCGACGCAGCGATCAACGCGATCGCGCCGATGATGGAGGCCGCGCCCGAGGAAGGGGCGTCAGTCTACGAAGAGCGCGGACTGCTCGTTTTGTAAGGAGGCGGCATGGGATGGTTTGACCGCCTCTTCGGCTGGATGGACGAGCCGCAGTTTCAGGCTCCGCAGGCATATTCCACGATCGACCTGGCGCGGGATGTTGGCTTTCCCGAGTTCATTGGCGCTGGCAATTTCGCCGGCGCCGCGGTGAACCGGCGCACGGTGATGAGGAACCCTGCGGTGAAGCGCAGCGTGAACCTCATCTCCAACGTGATGGGGATGCTGCCGCTCCCGCTGATGCAGAAAGAGGCGAACGGCAATCGGACAAAGGCGACGTCTCACCCACTCTATGAGGTTCTTGAGGCGACGCCGAACACGAAGCAGGACGCTTTCCAGTTCCGCAAACTGATGCAGCGCTGGATGCTGATCGACGGCAACGCCTATGCGATGATCGTTCGCAGCCGGGGCACCATCACTGGGCTGATCCCTGTCCACCCTGACCGAGTGCCAAAGCGTGAGAACTGGGACGATCCATACAAGGTTCGCAGCCGGGACGGCGGCGAGCGCATCGTGGCTCCGGATGACATATTCCACCTTTATGGAGATTCGGACGACGGCCTGAACGGCATCTCGCTGGTCGACGAGGCTGCGGAAGCGCTCGGAGTAAGCCTGCAGGCGGACAGGGCCGCAGCCAGGCTGTTCCGCCAGGGCGCACTTATCCGCGATGTGCTGAAGGCCAAGAAGAAGCTCGGCCCGGAGGCCATTGCCAACCTGAAGCTCAGCCTCGGGGAAAACTACGGCGGAGCCGACAACGCGGCCAAGACGATCGTCCTTGAAGAGGACATGGATTACTCCAGCGTCACGGCGAACGCCAAGGACGCGCAGCATCTTGAGACGCGACGTCATCAGATCGAGGAGGTCGGCCGCATCTTCGGAATGCCGCGCCCCTTCCTGATGATGGATGACACGAGCTGGGGCTCCGGCATCGAGCAGTTGGGGATTTTCTTCGTCACCTATACGCTGGCGCCGTGGCTGAAGGCTTGGGAGTCGGCGATTTCGCGGCTGCTGCTGACGCCCGCTGACAGGCGCGCTGGCTATTATCCGAAGTTCAACGAGAGGGCGCTGCTCCGCGGTTCGATGAAGGACCAGGCGGAGTTTTTCGCCAAGATGATGGGCAGCGGCGGCTCGCCGCAGATCATGGAACAGAACGAGGCGCGCGGCCTGCTCGACCTTCCGGAGCATCCAGACGGATTCGGCCTCAACAGCGGCGCAGTGAATGGAGGTGCCAATGGCACGACCGGGCAAAATCAGGCTTAACGCCAACCGCAAAATTACAGCTCTCTCGACCGAGGGCGCTCTGGATCGCTGGAACCCCGGCGTGAAGGCCGCGGCATCCGAGGATGCGGCGACGATCAGCATCTACGAAGTGATCGGCGAGGATCCGTGGACCGGCGGCGGGGTCACCGTGAAGCGGATCGATGCTGCGCTTCGCTCCATCGGCAACCGCGATGTGACCGTGAATATCAACAGCCCTGGCGGCGACGTGTTCGAGGGCATCGCGATCTATAACCGCCTGCGCGAGCACCAAGGCTCCGTCAATGTGAAGGTGCTGGGACTGGCGGCGTCCGCCGCTTCCATCATCGCGATGGCCGGTGACACGATCCAGATTGGCGCCTCGTCTTTCATCATGATCCATAATGCTTGGGTGCTGGCGATCGGCAACCGTCACGACATGCGGGAGGTCGCCGACTTCCTTGAGCCGTTCGACCGCGCGCTGGCCGATGTCTATGTGGCACGAAGTGGGCAGGCGCTCGAAGACGTGCAGCAGGCGATGGACGCCGAGACTTGGATGAACGGCAGTCAGGCGGTGGAGCTCGGCTACGCCGATTCCCTGCTCGCCGCCGATGCTATCGCCAATGATGACCCGCCCCCGGCGGAAGAAGACAATGTGAAGGCGCTTCGACGCGCCGAGATGGCTCTCTGCAACGAGATGCCTCGCTCGGCAGCGCGCGACCTCCTCAACAAGATCAAGGGTAAGCCGGACGCTGCCCTCGATGCCAAGCCGGACGCTGGCGATCCTGAACTGGCCGGCGCTCTCGCCGGTCTCCTGAACACCATCCGGGCTTAGGCCCTCTCAAGAGGATTATCGAAATGAAGAAGCTCGCATTTGCGAGCGTGGCCTCGGCTGCGCTCCTCGCCTCGCCGCGCCCCCGGGCGCTTGTCGGAACCGTCCGCGCGGATGTGTCGGACCCCAAGGCCCTCATCGCACAGCTCAACAACGCCTTCGACGAGTTCAAGAAGGCGAACGATGAAAAGCTGGCGGCGAAGGTCGACGACAGCCTGCTCAACCAGAAGATCGACACGATCAACGCCAGCATGTCGGCGATCGAGAAGGCGCTGAACGAGAAGATCGCGGCGGCCTCCATCGCCAACGTCCCCGGCGACATGCAGCCGACCAACCCGGAATATGTCGCCGCCTTCAAGGCGCACATGCGGAAGGGCGAGGTCCAGGCTGCGCTGACCGTCGGCACGGATGCCGAGGGCGGCTATCTCGCTCCGATCGAGTGGGATCGCACCATCACCTCGGAAGTCCGCGACATTTCGCCGATCCGCGCCAACGCGCAGGTCATCCAGATCAGCGGCCGCGGTTTCAGCCGGGTCTACAGCGACAGCGTGGTCGGTAGCGGCTGGGTCGGCGAAACCGCCGCGCGGCCGGCGACCACCACTCCGGGCCTCTCCACGCTCGAGTTCCTGACCGGCGAAATCTACGCCAACCCGGCGATTTCGCAGCAGGCGCTCGACGACGTGGCGATCAACCTGGAGCAGTGGATCGCCAGCGAGGTGGCGGATGAGTTTGCCGAGCAGGAGAGCATCGCCTTCCTGAGCGGCAACGGCACCAACAAGCCGTTCGGCATCCTCACCTACGTCGACGGCGCCGCGAACGATGCCAAGCATCCGTTTGGCGCGATCGAGGTCGTGAACGGGACGGGCACCAGCCTCACCGCGAGCGACAATATCATCGATCTCGTCTACTCGCTTCCGAGCCGCTACCGGACCAATGCGAAGTTCTACCTGAATGACGCCACCGCCGGCACGATCCGGAAGATGAAGGACGGCCAGGACAACTACCTCTGGCAACCGACGATGGTAGCAGGCCAGCCCAGCCAACTCGCCGGCTATCCAGTGGTCGAAGTTCCGGCAATGCCGGACGTCGGCGCCAGCGCTGTCGTCGCCCTCTTCGGCAACATGGAGCGCACCTACCTGATCGTCGATCGGGTTGGCCTTCGCGTCCTGCGCGATCCGTTCACCAACAAGCCGTTCGTGCATTTCTACACGACCAGGCGCGTCGGCGGCGGTGTGCAGGATCCGCGTTACATGCGCGCCCTGAAGATGGCGGCTTCCTAATCAGCTTGACCCGGGCGGCGGCTAAGACGTCGCCGCCCACCTTTCCCAAGGAGACTTCGAGATGACCCAGCGTAACAAGGCCGCGGGCGCGGCGGACACCAGCGGTTCGGCCAACATCAAGCCGGCCACGGACTTCGAGGCGAGCGGTGCGATGATCGAGGAAGGCGCCAAGAAGCGCGTCGACCTCGGCCACCCCGCTGTCGACGACAATCCCCGCGAAGGCACCACGGCGGACATGAACCGGATCGACTTCAACGATCCAACCCTGACCCAGGAAGAGGCCGTGGAGGCCAATCTCAAGAAGGGCTGATCGGTCTCGGGCCGCGCCGCACTCCCGGGCGCGGCCCAACCCTTCGCTCAATAGGAGGTGACATTGGCGATCACTCTTTCGGCGGCCGTGAGGAACGCCATGCTCGATCAGGTTGAGTCCACCATCGGCACGAGCGCGATCATGCTGATCCGCACCGGCGCCCCTCCGGCGGCTGTGGCGAACGCCTCGACCGGGACCGTGCTGGCGACGCTCAGCCTGCCCTCCGACTGGATGGCTGCGGCGAGCGGCGGCACGAAGGCGCTTTCCGGCACCTGGCAGGACACCAGCGCGGACGCGACCGGCACGGCCGGCCATTTCGAGATCACGTCGAGCGGCGGAACGGTCCACATGCGCGGCACCGTCGGCACGTCTGGCACGGATCTGGTCGTCGACAACACCAGCTTCAATTCGGGGCAGAGCTTCACGGTGACTGCGTTCACTCTGACCGCTGGGAATGCGTAACCCCCGCTAAGAGGCCGCTCAGATGGCATTCGGCGGCGGCACCCTCATCGGGACCGGGCAGAGCAAATCTGCCGGCACCTCGTTCACGATCACGCTCACATCGGCGGTATCGTCGGGCGAGCTGATCGTCATCGGGGTTGCCAAGGACAACACCGGCACCACCGCCACCCTTGGCACCAACGAGTTCACGTCCGCCTCGATCGGCTCGCAAAGCTTCACGAAGGGCGAGGAATATCTCTTCGGCACGTCTGGCGCTGCGAACGGCGCCACGGCTGCGATCTTCTATCTTGTCGCCAACACGGCTTATGCGGTCGGCGCGACGATCACGGTCAATCACGGGAGCGTTACTGCCCGCGCGGGGTGGGCCTATAAGTGGACGATCGGTGCCGGCTCCAGTGTCTCGCTCCAGAGCAGCACGGGGAACGGCAGGACGGGCGGATGGGGCGGTGGCACGGCTCTATCGCTGTCCAGCCTGCCCAGCCGCGAATATCTGTTCATCCGCAACGAGGCGACAGAGCGCGATTACGTTGCCGGCAATATCGTTTCGTCCGGCTACACGCTTATCGATGCTTCTGGGGCCTCCACGACCGGCGGCTCGACCCTCACCAACATGTGGGCCTGGGGCGAGTGGGACATCGCCACTGGGACCTCGACCTCCTCGCCTTCATTCGGATCGGCGAATTCGAATGTTGACAGCGCCCGCGTACTTGTCGCGCTGTATGAGGTGGCGGGCGGCGGCACCGGCACGCTCAGCAAGACGCTGGACGCCTTCACGGTTGATGGCACTGGCGCCGTTGCCCTTTCGGGCTCGACGAACGCAACGCTGACGGCGCTGACGGTAGCGGGCATGGGCAAGGTCGCTCTGGTCGGGAGCCTGGCGGCGACGCTCGGCGACACGACCGCGACTGGTTCAGGTTCGGGCGCGCAGCCGATCAGCGGGACGCTTGCGGCAACGCTCGGTGATGCCACGACGGCGGCAACGGCAAAGCTGGCGGTCTCAGGGCAGGGCTCGGCGACGCTCGATGCCGTATCGCTCGCCGGCACATCGAAACTGGCGCTGGCGGGCACGAGCTCGGCAACGCTGGCGGCGGTCACGGCGGCGGGATCGGGCGCCATCGCGCTCACGGGCACGGCAGGCATCGCCTTGGCTGCTGCGTCGGCGGTGGGGCAGGGCGGGCTACAGATTGCAGGCGCCGGCTCGACGACGCTGGGAAGCGTGACGAGCGCCGGCACCGCGGTTGTCGCGATCGGTGGCGCGGCGGGTCTGACGCTCGGCGATGTCCAGGCTGCGGGATCGGCGTCCCTAAGCCTTTCCGGTTCGGCCTCTGCCACGCTCGGCGCGGTCACTCTCGACGGCACCGGCATCAGCGTGGCGAACGGCAGCGGCGTGCTGGTGGCATCGCTGGCCGATGTTTCGGTAGACGCGGCGGGAAGGATCGCGCTGTCCGGTGCCGGAGCAGCGACGCTCGACGGGATTGCGACCGAGGCGACTGCGGCGCTGCGGATCGGCGGAAGCGCGGGCAGTTCCCTCGCGGACGCCACGGCCCACGGCACGGCCTCGCTGACGATCGCGGGCACGGCGACGAAGCAGCTTGGCGATGTCTCGGGCGCGGCGACGGGCAAACTGTCGCTGACCGGCGCGTCGAACGCGACACTCGGCAGCATCGCGGCGGCCGGGACGGGCCTGAGCGCAGCAAGCGGCACCGGGGCGCTGGTGCGAGCGCTGGACGGCATCTCGGCGGACGGGACCGGCAAGCTGCTCGCGCAGGCGCAAGGCTCGGCGGCGCTGGAGGGAATTACCGCGGTCGGCAGCGCGGCGCTTGAACTGCAGGCGCACTTGGCCGCCGCGATTGGCGAGGTAGGAGCATCTGGCGCGGGGCTGTTGCGGATCACGGGCGCGGGAACGCTCACGGTCGGCGACGTGGCGCTGGCGGCAACGGCGGCGCTGCGGTGGGAATATCCGACGCCCGCAAGCCGAACCGCCACGGCCGATTTTAAGGCCCGCAGAGGCCCAACAAGGCCCGAATGCAGGGTCGGTGGCGCGGAAGCCGAAAATCGCGCTGTGCGGGCCGCGGGCGCGGCGAGAGTGGCAAGTTTGAGGAGGGCGGGATGATCGAGACGCTGCCGCCCAAGGCACCGGACGAAACGCTGGATTACCTGATCGACGCGAGTGGGCTGCTCGGTGAAGGCGAGAAACTGGTTGAGGCCGGATCCAGCATCACCGTCACCGGCGCCACGAAGGACAGCCAGGCCTTCACGGACACGGGCGCCACCGTCTGGATCAGCGGCGGCACGGTCGGGCGGATGATCCGCATCACCGCCACGCTCAAGACGGACGGCGGGAGAACTTATCAGCGGGTCTATGTCATCCCGTTCGGCGAGCCGGTGAGCTTGGCGGAGGCGAAGCAGCATCTGCGCGTCGACGGCGACGATGAAGACGAGCTGATCGCCGGCTACATCACCGCGGCGCGCGAATGGGTGGAGAACTACACCGGCGTTGCGCTGGTGAAGCGGACGGTGACGGAGACGCATCCAGCGTTCGGGCGGTTCTTCGACCTGCGCTGGCGGCCGGCTGATCCAGAGACGATCGAGATCGCCTACACGGACGCGGACGGCGCGCCGCAGACCGTGAGCGAAGTGACCATGAACGATGCTCGGGTATTCCCCGGCTTCAACGCCTGGTGGCCGAGCATCCGAACGAACACTGACGTGATGGTGAGCTACACGGCGGGGTATGATGCGGGCGACGAGCCGCGCGGGCTGATCCAGGCGATGCTGCTGCTGGTGGGGCACTGGTGGTCTACTCGTTCTGCGGTGAGCGTAGGCAATGCCGTCAATGAGGCGCCGTTCGCAGTCGAAGCCTTGTGCGCGCAGCATCGGCGCCCGGTGCTGTAATGGACCCCGGCCGTCGGGATCAGCGGATCCAGTTTCAACGGGGGACTCCCACGTCGGATGACTACGGCGGGCAGACGGTCTCTTGGGCGTCCATCGCCGACGCATGGGCACAGGTGCGATGGGGAACGGGGCAAGAGCGCAGAGCTGCGGCGCAAGAGGGTTCGGAACAGGCCGCGACATTCGTCTGCGACCCGAGTTCGACACTGCAGGATGTGAAGGTCACTGACCGGGTCAGCTACCGCGGCGAGGCATGGGATATCACCAGCGTGGCGCCGATGAGCCGGAGCGAAATCCACTTCACCGCCGTGAGGAGCAGCTGATGGTCCGCGTTCGCACGATCCGCCGCCACGAGAACGGCTATCCGCCCCAGTTCGAGAAGAACCCAGGCCGCACATACGAAGTGCCGGCAGGTGCCGAGAAGAGCCTGATCGCCAATGGATATGTGGAGCTTGCCGATGCGCGTTCGGCTGGAGGGGTTTCGGGAACTGGAGCGGGCGCTTCGGGAGCTTCCGAAGGCGACGGGGAAGAACGTCCTTCGCCGCGTCGCAAAAGGCGCGCTCGAGCCAATGCAGCAGGCCGCACAGGGGCGAGCGCCTGAACGCATAGGCAATCTACGAGCCAGCATTACCGTCTCAACGAGGCGGACACGGCGCGCGCGGGGAAGGGCGCGCTTCACTGCCGGCGGGTTCAGGTCCGATCCTTCGACGGGAATCGAGATGGCGATGGGCCCAGCGGGCCCGTTCCACGGGGTCCTCTATTACGCGACCTGGGCGGAGTTCGGCACGGTTGACACTCCCCCGCATCCTTACATGCGGCCCGCGTGGGACAGTGGAGCTGAACCGGCGCTGGAATACATCAAGGCCGAACTTGGAAACGAGATTGAGCGCGCGGCGCAGCGGCTGGCACGCAAAGCGGCGCGCCTCGCAGCGAGGGGGTAGCAATGGATTGGCAGGCTGCCCTTCGCGCCCGGCTCACCGCCGCGGCGCCCGTCACCGCGCTTGTCGGGACGCGGACTTATTGGATCGAGCGCCCGCAAGGCTCGGCCCTGCCTGCGATCACGCTTCAGACGATCAGCGACGAGCGGGAGCAGCATTTCGGCGGCTTCCATGCCTCTCAGGAGGCGCGAGTCCAAATCGACGTCTGGGGTGTGACTTATGCCCAGACGCGGCAAGTAACCGAGGCGGTGATCGCCGCCCTGGTCCCAGAGCATAGCGGCAACGGCGTTTCTTTCGCCCGCGCCTTTGTGGATCGCCTGTCCGACACGTCCGAACGGATGGGCGAGCAGACCGTGTTTCGGGCGAGCCTTGACCTCATCATCCACCACGCGAGCGCCTGAAGGAGGGCATCGAAATGACGACTGCACAGATCGGCTACGGTGCCGAACTTTGGCTGGACAATGCGTCCGGCACGCTCACCGAACTTGGCGAGATCACCAGCATCTCGCTTCCCAACCCGCAGCAGGCAACGGTCGAAGCGACCCACTTCAAGTCGCCGAACCGGCGCCGCGAATATATCGCCGGCCTAATCGAGGACGGCGAGGGCACGTTCGAGATGAACTACGATCCGGGCAGCGCCACGGACACGCTGATCCGCGCCGCGCTGAGCGATGGCGTGACCCGCGATTACAAGATCGTGCTGCCCGATGGCGCCAGCGACACCTGGGAGGTGTCCGGCCAGTGCGTCGTCACCGGCTACGAGCGCAACGTGCCGATCGACGATCGCATGACCGCCACGCTCACCGTTCGCTTCACTGGCGACAGCACCGAGGCGGCGGGCGCGTAATGGCGAGCGATCCCGAGGGGCTGGTGACGTTCGAGGCGGCGGGGGAGAAATTCACCGCCGTCTTCGGCTTCAAGGCGATGAAGGCGGTCGAGGCCCATTACGACCTGCCGTTCTTCCAGGCGCTCCAGGAGGCGCTGCCTTCGCTATCGCCGGAGGATGCGAACGACCCGGCCAAGGTCGCCGCGGCCGGGGCCAGCATCCGCATGTCCGCGGTCGGAAAGCTGCTCGAATGCGCGTTGATGAAGCATCATCCTGGGCTTTCCGAGGATGACATCGACGACATCGTGGACGAGATCGGCATCGAGGCAGTGGGGGGGATCATCGGCGATGCCGTATCCGCCGCGATCGTGAAGGAGGGTGACGGCAAGTCGCCCGCGAACCCTCCGAGGAAGGGCCGCCGGAGCTAACCGACTGGCTGGGCCTGCTTTCCGTCTGGGTGGAGGCTGGGCAGGCTGAGGCGCGGTTCTGGGACCAGACACCGCGCACGTTCCAAGCGGTCACGGAAGGCGCGCGGCGCCGTGAAAAGAGCCGCTATGAACTGGCGACGTATGAAGCCTGGCAGACGGCGCGGTTGGCAGCGACTGCCAATGCCGGCAAGCTTAAGAGACTGGCCTTTTACATGAACGAGCTTGAGCCGAAGAAGGGGGTCCAGTCGCCGCGGGAAATGCTGGCCACTCTTCGGGCGCTGGCTTCGAACGGCGTGGGAATGACTATTCGGAAGGTGTCCGAGCCGCCCTCAGGGCCGTGAGCTGGCGTTCGACGGCGATCAGAATGCCAGCCACCTCCGTCCGTAAGATCCCCGCGTTCACGGCCTGACCCGCGCGCGCGAAAATGCGAACCGACCACGACTGATCCGCGCCGGGCCTCGCCGAAGCTGCCGCCCAACGAAGCGTTTCCTCGGGAATGTCTGCGGCTATCTGCTCCAGATAGGTGCATCCAATATAGCGGCTGCAACCTTCTACGCGAACGTCGATCTGATGAAGCTCTGCCTCGGCTGGGCCGTCCTGAGCCTCATAGTTCAGGCGATTAAAGCTGAGAGCCCGAGAGCCTGAATATCTTGCCCAGAGGTAGAGCTGGTAGCGCACCTGCAGCGTCCTCTTGTCAATAAAGGCGCGCATGAACTTGTCGCTGTTTACCACCCTCAAAAGTCCTTGCCTTTCTTGAAAGAACGGCTCGGTGCTGATGCTTATAACCGTATCAAGCGGGTCATTTCTGACAGTCGCACGGTCGGCAATCTGTTCCGGCGTGGCGTTCACCGCCGCCTGCTCGGCACGATTTAGTCGCGCTGAGGGCGTGGGCGCTTGCGACAAAGCGAGAAGGACTGCGAGCAACATGACGACTCTCCTGAGGCGCGCATAAATGCCCGGCAGCAGCCTGATCGGCAACCTCGCCGTCAATCTCAGCATGGAAACCGCCGCGTTCATGCGTGGCGCGTCCCTTGCTGAAGCTCGTATGCGCGGCCTTCAGCAGAGGCTCCAGCGGATCGGCAACGCTGTGACCGCCAGCGGCGCCGCGCTTTCCGCCACGATCACACTGCCCTTCACCGCCTTGCTGCGGACAGCGATTCCGGCCGCGATCGAAAGCCGCCAAGCGATCGCGCAGGTCAATGCCGCGCTGGCGAGCATGGGGCCCGCCGCGGGCCGCACATCCGAGCAGCTCCAGCGCCTCGCGTCGGACCTGCAGGACATCTCCACCTTCGACGACGACGATATCCTTCGCCGCGTTACCGCCAACATGCTGACCTTCGGCAACGTGGCCGGCGAGCAGTTCGACCGCGCCCAACTCGCCGCCGTGAACCTTTCGACGCGCATGGGCGGTGACCTCCAGGCCTCGGCGCTGCTCGTCGGGAAGGCGTTGAACGATCCGATCCGAGGCCTCACGCAGCTGCGCCGCGTCGGGATCCAGTTCACCGATCAGCAGATCGCGCAGGTCCGCGCGATGGCCGCCACCGGCGACGCCGCCGGGGCACAGCGGATCATCCTCGGCGAGCTCGAGCGCCAGTTCGGCGGCTCCGCTCAGGCGATGCGAAACGCGACGCCTGGCGCGGACACTCAGCAGGCATGGCGCACCTTCCAAGAGGTGGTCGGCGAGATCGCGCTCCGCGTTCTACCGCCGCTCACCAACATGCTGACGCAGGTGCTGACCGCGTTCAACAATCTCGACCCATCGATGCAGGCGACGGTGGTGGGCGCGGCGGCTCTTGCGGCGGCGCTTGGTCCGGTCATGGTTGTGCTGGGGCCGATGATCAGCGTCATCGGTCAGCTCATTCCCTTGGTCGTCAGCCTAGGCGCCGGCATAAGCGGATGGGTTGCGGCGGCCGGCGGACTGCTGCCGGCCCTGACTGGATTGCTCCCGGTGCTTCTGCCGATCGCGGCGGCAGTCGGCGCGGTTTACCTCGCCTGGAAAAACTGGGAGAGCGTCGGCCCGATCCTGCGTCAGCTGTGGGAAGCGATCTATTCGACGATCGGCGAGCCGCTGGTCCAGATCGTCTCCGCCGCTGCCGACGTGCTGCGGGCACTTTGGGAAGGCCCGCTCGGCTCGCTCCTCCGCGGCGCGATCCAGGCGCTTGGGCAACTGGCGCAGGCGCTGGCCGAGACGTTCGGGCCGACGGTGGTGGCGCTGTTCCGTGCCGCGGGTGCCGTCATCGGGCAGGTGCTCGACACCATCGGGAGCGGCCTCCGCGTGATCGCCGCCCTGCTGAGGGGCGACTTCACCGCGGCCTGGAACGAGATCAAGGGCTTCCTCCAGCGCACGGCGGAGCGGATCGGCGGCTTCTTCGTTGCGATGAAGGACGCGGTGGTCGGCGCGTTCCGCGCGATGATGAACGGGATTTGGGGGGCCGTGCTGGGCGGCGGTGGCGGGTCCGGCATTCGCGGCGCCGCCGACATCTTGGCCACCCAGGCCTCGCGCATCGAGTCCATCTTCCGGGGGATGGAGGATGCCGTCACCGGCCACTCCTACGTCCCCGACATGATCGACAAAATCTCCTACCACTTCGGTCGATTGCAGAGAGAGATGGTCGATCCGGCGGTGCGCGCGACCGAGACGGTGGCGGAGGCGTTCAGGCGCCGCGCGAGCGAGATTGAGGGCACGCTGGACCGGCTTTTTCCTGAGATCAGGCGCCGCGCGGAACTTCAGGAAGCGCTTGCGAACATCGCCGACGTCCAAGCCGGCCTCACCCCCGAACAGCAGACCGAGGCCCGCCGTCGTGCCTACCTCATGCTCGGCGGCGCGCTGGAGAACGTCACGCCCATCGAGCAGCCGCTCGAGGAAGCGGGGCCCGCGATGGAAGAGTTCGCGCAGCGCGCAGAGCGGACCAGCACCGACGTGATCCGAAGCTTCGCCGACATGGCGCAGCGGGTGACCGGCTCCCTTCGCTCGATGGTCGCGGACTTCAAGAAGGGCGACATTCTGGGCGGCATTCTGACGCTTGTGGAGACCGTGGCGCAGGTAGTGCAGGCTGTCCGGGGTGGCGGCGGGGGAGGGGGTGGCCTCAGCTTCGGCGGCTTCCGCGCCAATGGCGGCCCCGTGGTCCCCGGCAAATATTACACCGTGGGCGAGCGCGGGCCGGAGCGCTTTTATCCGGGTGTGGCAGGCCGGATCGTGCCGAACAATGACAACGCGGGCGGCATCGTTCGCATCGTCCCGTCGCCCTATTTCGACGCCGTGGTGGATCATCGCGCTGGCCAGGTCGCCGCGCCGATGGCAGCTGCGGCAAGCTACGGGGGCGCGGCGATGGGCGAGCGCAACATCATGCGCCGCGCGGGCAGGCGCTTCCCCTAATGATCGACCTTCCGAGCTATCCCGCGCCGAGTGGCGCCACCCCGGCGCTTGTGGATTTCGGCGGTGTTCAGGGTCTTCAGGTCGAGCAGCGCGTCAACCGGCTGGGCAACCGATTCCGGCTGTCAGTCACCATGCCGCCGATGCCAAGCCGGGATTTGGGCCGCATCTGGGTGAGCCGGCTGATCCGCGGCAAGACCGAGGGAGTGCGGATGGAATATCCGCTTCTTTCCTTCTCTCCGGGAACGCCCGGCACCACGGTCGTGGACGGCGCCGATCAGGCGGGGCGGACGCTCGACGTGCGAGGCGCGACCCCGAATTACGCTGTGAGGGAGGGGCAACCTTTCTCGATCGAGGACGCAGCTGGGCAGCATTACCTGCACTTCGCTGACGGGCAGGCACTGGCGGACGCGGGCGGAAACCTGTCGATCGGGCTCAGCCCGATGCTCCGTCAACTCTTCGCCGATGGTGCAACGGTCCACCTCGGCAAGCCGATGATTGAGGGCGTCATTCAGGGCGAAGAGTGGGAGTGGGAGATGATGCTCGACCACAACCTCGGCTTCAGCTTCGTCATCCAAGAGTCGGCCTAAATGCCCTTCTCCGATCGCATCCTGACGCTGGCGGGGCTTTGCACGATCGAACTGCCCGGCGCGACGCTGCGGCTATGCGACGGCGGGCAGGTGATCTGGGGCGAGGACGTGTTCCGCGCCAAGGATGCGGACTGGGGCAGCATAGGGCAGCTGGAGGCGTTCGAGGAGCAGGGCGGCGACGAGGCTCCCGGCGCGTCGATGACCTTCCTGCCGGCGAGCAGCGCGGCGGCGGCCGACCTTGCGCTGCCCGCCAACCAGATGAGCCCGGTGCGGTTCTGGCTGGTCCAGGTCGAGGAAGCGACCGGCACGGTGGTGAGCGGAGCCGACGAGCTGATCGCCGACATGCTGGTCGACACCAGCGAAATTAAATTCGGGCGGGGCAAGCGGCTGGTCGATCTCGGGCTGGTGAGCGCGGCCGATCGGCTGTTCGAGATCAATATCGGCAACTGGCTGGTCGCGGCCTTTCACAAGGACGTGTGGCCCGGCGAGCAGGGCCTCGACAATGCGGTCGACGTCGGCACGACGGTGGCCTGGCGATCGAAAGCGCCCCCGCGTGGCAGCGTGACCGTCGGCTCCGGCGGAGGTGGCGGCGGCAAGCTCTGGGGCAATTACGATTACGATCGCGCCGTGGAGCTCATGGCGTGAGCGTGCCCGAACTGGTCCGGCGCCAGCGCGCGCTCGCCTTCGTGATGGAGAAATACAAGGGCAAGCCCTGCGATTTCGTGGAAGCCGACTGCGTTCGCATGGCGCGCACGCTGCTGGTGAAGATGGGGCGGCGCGGGCTGCCGAAGATGCCGCGCTACAGCGACCTTCCTGGGGCACGGCGGGCGCTGAAGGCGGCGGGGTTCAAGAACCTGACGGAGCTGTTCGACAGCCTGCTCGAGCGCATCCCGCCGGCGACGATGCTGCCCGGTGACTTGGCCCTGCTGGCGGACGATGCGGGCATGGGTGCGGCGGCGGTGAACTACGGGAATGGCAAGCTGCTCGGCTGGCACGAGGACGCGGAGGAAGCGGTGGTGATGACGGCGCACCGCATCGACGCGGCCTGGAGGGTCTGACGTGGCGAAGGCGCTGAAGGTCGTCTCGACCATAGCGGGCATCGCCTCCACGGTGCTGATGTTCGTCCCCGGCGGGCAGCCCTTCGCTGCGGCGGCGGCGGCCGTGTCCGCGGCGGCGAGCGTCGGTTCCACGCTGCTCCAGAAGAAGCCACCAGTCCTGGGCAGCCCGGTCGACGTCAAGATCGGATCGAACAACGCGCGGCCCTATCCGATGGGGCGGACCTACATGGGGCCGGTGCTGGTCCACGATGTCGCATACGGGCCGACGACGGGCGGCGTGCCGAACCCTTATCGCTCGATGGTGGGCATCCTGTCCGGGCACGGGCCGATCGAAAGCATAGAGGCGTTCCAGACGGACTTCAGCACCGTCAGCTTCAGCGGCGGCAATGCGGTCGGCTACTATCATAATTACCTCTACCTCTCGACGCAGATGGGCGCGTGCCCGGAAAGCGCGGCGCTGGCGGGTCCGTTCGGCGCGATCCCCGGATGGGGCGCGGCCTACAAGCTCAGCGGCATGGCGGCGTTCCTCGCCACGCTGAAGGACGACAAGGAGGGCAAGATATTCTCGTCCGGCGTGCCGCGGCTCGGCGCGGTCGGGCGCGGCGTGAAGGTCTATGACCAGCGCCAGGACAGCACCTACCCCGGCGGCTCCGGCGCGTGCCGCGCGCTCGACGAGACCACGTATGTCGGCGGCGCGGCGGCCGAGAACCCGAGCTGCCACGGCGTCACTTATGCGCTCGGCCGCATCCAGAACGGCAAGCGGGTGATGGGCGTCGGGCTCGGCACCGAGGCGATCGACTGGCCGGCATGGACCGAGTTCGCCAACGTGTGCGATGCCAACGCCTGGAAGGTCGGAGGCACGGTCTATGAGCCGGGCAGCCGCTGGGACAATCTGAAGCGCATCTGCGAGGCTGGCGGCGGGCGTCCGGCCTTCGTCGGTGGCAAGCTGACGGTGCTGTTCCCGCGGCCCCGCGTCGCGCTCGACACGATCGGCATGGCGGACCTCGCTGACGCCGAAGTGTCGCTGCAGATCATGCGTGGATGGCGCGAGCGGAAGAACACGCTGGTGCCGAAGGTGCGGCTGGAATCGCACAAGTGGGAGCTGACGCAGCTCGATCCGGTGAGCGTGGCGGATTTCGTCACCGAGGACGGGGAAGAGAAGAAGGAGGAATATCCGCTTGAGCTGGTTCAGCAGGCGGACCAGGGCGTGGAGCTTGCCGGCTATTCCCTGTGGGGCCGGCGCGAGTTCGGGCCGTTCACGCTGCCCTGCAAGGTCCGCCTGATCGAGTATAAGCCCGGCGACGCGCTGGAGCTTGGCGCGGATCTGATCGCGGAAGTCGATCCGGACAACGTGCTGGGTCTCGCGGATCGGCTCGTCGTCATCACGGGGCGGCGGATCGACCCGGCGAGCGCGACGGTGCAGCTGACACTGGAGACGGAGACGCCCGGCAAGCATGTCGCCGTGCTGGGCGCCAGCGCAGGGGTGCCGCCGGCTCCGACGATCACGACCGGCGAGGAACTGGACGCGGTGGCCGGGGCTCTGCTGGAGCGCACGGCATCGAGCCTCATCTCCACGTCGTTCACCACCGACGCCGACCCCGCCGACGGACTGCTACAGGGAACCGACACGAGCATCACGGTCGAGGGCCACACGCGCACCTATGCCGACCGCACCGTCAGCGTCACCGGCGCGACGGTGACCGGGCTGACCCCCGAGACGCTCTACCATGTCTATTATGACGACGAGGACCGCGCGGGCGGGGCCGTCACCTTCGCCGCCACCACCGATCCCGAGCAGGCCGTCACCAAGCCCAGCCAGCCCTTCCGCCACTATGTCGGCTCGCTGCCGACAGACGCGGTGGGCGGCGGCGGGACCAGCGGCGGAGGTTCTTCGCCACCCGGTTGGAATGAGGACTACTGGCACGGCATCGGCCCCTGACGACGGCCACCGCGTCCGCAACCGCATCGATCCCAAGTCAAAGGACTGAAGATGACACCAGGCAACCTGCCACTGGCGGGCGACCGGCGCGCGCCATTCGTCTACACGCTGGCATTCTTCGAGCGCGACTTCACCGATGCGGAGTTCGCGATGCAGGTTCGCGAGCGGCGGGACGGCGGGGCGCTGTTCGCCGACCTTGTGACGGTCGATACGGCGGCAGCCGAAGGCGTCCGGCTGATCGACGCCGCGACCGATACGATC